TTTAGGATATAGTTTCTTAATCATTTTTTCTTTAGCATTAGATTCTTTTAGTTCTAATGATCTTTTGTGATTGTATATCTCATCATCTACTCTTGATAAGAAATACTCTCGTTGTCGTTCACTCATTTTAGCCATTAGCTTTCCTTTCTTTTAAGTGTTCAAGTCTTTGTTTAACTAACAACATAACTATTTTCTTTTTATGTATGCCTGTCATCAAACATAATTCATCTAACATATCTGTTAGTTCTTTATGTTCTTTGTCTGTATAGTTGAAAGCTAAATACTTCCAACCGTTAAGTTTTGGGTCTTTTGGGTTCATCATTTTTTAATTTGTCCCTTATTTTATCTTTGATTTCTTTAGCTGTTTCTACATCTACACCATCAATGATTAGATGTTCATCCAACCAATCTTTATCTTTGACTTGATCCATGTAATGTACAAATTGATTTAAATTAAAACTCATAGTTTAGAACCTTTCTAATGTAACAGTAGAGAGTATAACCAGTAGCTAAGCAGTGTTTAAACTGGTTTTAGATATCTATAGCTTTACACTCTCTACCTATTGAGTACATACGCATGAATCGTTAGCCTTAAGCGGTAACTGTCGAGAGGTAGTTTTATATCAGCTGATTCAAACTACTTAGACAGCTAGCATCATAAGCGGTAACCAAACAGTTTGGCTCCTGTACTCAAATATTTTAACGAGAAGCCTAAATAAGAAGTACCCAGGAAGTGGGTCATAGAAATTTAGACTTCTCTAAGTGATAAGAATAAAGGAAACTTACCACCTATTCACCTCTAACGGGGAATCTGATCACATTGTTGATAGATAGAATATGTTTGATCACGAACTATTTCTATTTCTGACCACATAACATCTATCTGTTCATGTACTTCATTGATTACATTTTCTGCTTGTATTCCTACTATAGCAACAGTAAGAACAACAAATAATAATGCAGCAACAGCACATATAATAATAATTTTGTCTGTAATACTTACATCCATATTAACTCCTAATATAATTTATAAAACTTATCTATTTTTGAGCCTGTAAAATCTTCATTTAAATGATTTAACATTATAACAGCTTCATCTATTTCTTTTTCCCAATAAGATGATTGTATAATTCTACGATTACCTTCAGAACAAAGATGATAAACTTTCTTTTTTTCTTCGGTATCTAATTTTACTACAGTTTCACTCATTGTAATGTCCTTGTTAAGTTAATTACATTATGGTTTTTAATATGATGATAAACCGCATCAGATATATTATTCCATATTTTATAAGGAGTATCTTCTATAGTACCACCAAACACTCTGAATATATCTTCAAGTGTTTCGTTTTCTAGTATACCAATAATATTTCTACCTCCTGGCACATCATCACTGTGTTCAGTTTTGTAGTTGTCATATTTGGTAATAATTGAATTGTTATTAGCCATATTATTTCCCTTCTTGTATTGGTTCAGGATCAACAAGAGCTGCATGTCCTACAATGTTTGGTATCATTGTCATACGACCTTCATGATCTAACCAATCTAAAAAACAATTAGTTGCTTCTGGATTAACGAAGTTGTTATTTTTCATTCTACCTTCTTCGTCAATATACAGGTCATAGTTCTTACCCTTGTACCTTGCGCCAGTAATTTCGATAGTGCTGCAATCTAATAGTTTATACATGCTATGGTCACCATTAAACTGTGGACCATCATCACCTTCAACTATTGTATCGATTACATCACCATCACTTTTAAATACTTTAACTTTAAACTTGTTCATTAAACCTCCTAAATTTAACTTTGTTTTTATTACCCCAGTTGTACAATCTTTCAATAGTATCAATATAATCTGATACAGTAGTACAGTGGTATAATTTGCTACGATTAAATTCTAACTTTCTGATAAACTGTTTGAACTCAAACGCTTCATCTTTGAATAAACTAAGCATGGCATTGATAAACGATCTACGTTTCCAACCATCATAGTATTCGCCAATTTTGTGTAATTGTTTTGCTTGTTTTTTAGCAATCTCAAAATTACCTGAAGGTATATTAAACTTACCTTCTTTAAATTGTTTATTGATATTTACACCCACATAACCTGTCTCACCTAACATCATCAGGCAAACAGCATTAGGAAATCCTGTAATCTGTTTGAAATGTTTAAATACACCATATGGACCAACTGTATTAGGATCTTTCTTATTCTCAATAGTTACATAAGAGTCTAAGAAATCATCAAGTGTCCAGTTCTTGGTATTTTGATTCATTCTACGGATATCATCAAGTGAATGATCTGTAACCATATAAGTAATAGGTAAACCTAAAGCTTTAGCTGCTGTGAATCTATGTTGACCATCAGTTATTTCATAGCGTTTGTTTACATATATTGTTTGTGGTACATAAACTTCTGACATAGATGACATTAGCTTTTTGACATGAGCTTGGTCTACTGGTCTATTACCATGTTTGAATTTAAATTTTAGGTAATCTTTAGTAGTTCGTGGCTTAGTGTTCTGGTCTGCCATGACGTTCCTCCATATAGGTTAATAAATTTACTCTAAGTATTCTTGCAATCTTTTCTGCTTCCTCCATCTCTCTATGTTCATCACCAGATGCTTGACCTGCCATGATAGCATTGTAAACATCAAGATGATGATCGAGTTGGTTTAACATTTGTTTACGAATCGTTTCCATATGTTTCAGCCTCCAAGATTGACCTGGACTCCTGCTCTTCATAAGCAGCTTGTCCTTGTTTTTCTAACTCTTTGTTGAAGTTGTTAATAATTGCTTCGCACTTGTTTACAAATACTTCTGGAGTCATTTTACCATCTCGTACTTGATCAAGCATTTTTTCGATTTCAAATTCTATGTACATAATTTTCCTTTGACGTTAATAGGGGGGTGGGGATTCAAGCCGACTAAACATCAACTTCCCCACCAACCTGAGTTTTAGTTTTTAGCTCTAGGGCTTTCGACCACAGAGATATCAATCTTCTCGTTCTGAATCAGAGATGTCAGAGACTCAAGAGATATACTCTCACCTGGTCTTACAGTTTCAATCGGCATATTGATTGTCTGTATTACCTTGAACTGTTCACCAATCTTTTCAAATGGTTTTACTGGTTCACCTGTAGCATCACGCTTCCAGATGTTTTGCATGTAACCTTTAACATACATGCTTGCTTGTTTACTCGTATCTATAGCCATATTATCCTCCTAGCTTTGTTTGTTACGAATTACGATAGACTGTAGCCTTTTATGCTTTCTAGCTATAACCTGCTCTAACCTATCTATTTTTGCCTGGGCTTTTTCGTACTGCTCCAGGGCTTCATCAAGAGATGGATCTACGTTTGCAACGTCTTTCACTCTCTTAACAACTTTATCTATAAGTAAAACATTACTCATAGTTCTTAGTAATCGCCACATATTTACCTCCTTTTGTAGCTTTGTTCTATATTAGTCATATGATCGGAAATCTCTTGCTTTCTAGCATTCCAATTATCTATTAGTTCAGCCCTTTTCCAACCCCACATTCTCTGTATACTTTTATCTTTAGCTCTATTCTCTACCTTCAAAAGATTTGCGTACCTTTTTAAAAATACTCTATCAATATTCATACATACTCCTTCACTCTATGTAGTTAATCCTGGACGACAAAAAAAAATTATCAGGTTAGCCAGACCGAAATCTAGCTAACCTAATCTGCTCTCGTTATCTGTTAACTGCTTCCTTGATCACAACGGGTTGTTTGTCAAGTATAGCATCAAGTTTCTTTTGTTTATCTTCTACCTGTATAAGTCCAGATACTGCTTGTTTCTCAAACATATCTGCTTGTTTAACAGGTGGTTTTGTCATTTGATCAAACTTCTGAAGATTATTGTTTACAGTATAACCATATAACTGTCTTTCATCTTTAAAAGTTTGAGTAAGACCTTGTAACAATGTTGGCATTTCTTCTTCTGCCATAGCAATGTACTTGTAGTAATCACCAGTCATAGACTGCTTCATGATTTTCATTTGCTTCTTTGATTTTTTCCAACCAGCAGAAGTATATAATAAACATGAAGTATGAGTCACACCAAAGTTAACCCATAGTAATGATATCAGACCAAGAGCTTGATTTACATACCAATCCTTACTTTGTTCTAGTTCAAGAACATCAGATTGTTTAGCTCTTTTATCTTCATAGCCATAGATACCTTCTTTATCAGTTGATCTATCTAGTTTAATATCATCAACCATATTTTTAGTATCGTTAATGATTTGATCAAACTGTGCGATCATCATAATACATGAATGTATCTCAGCACATTTTGAGTTTCTCACATCATAAGTATTGAAACTACTATCTTTATGTCTAGCATCAAGACAGTGTACTAGTGTGTTAAGAGACTCTTCAACTGGATATTTTGCAATTATCTCAGCGTTTTTATAATCTAAATCTATAGTCATTATTGACCTCCTTTATTCGATTTATTTACTTCCCCATTCCCCCTATCTTTCCAGATAAGGTGAAGAAGTTCTATTGGTTCTGATCTCTGTGAGTTTAGATCCTCAAGGTGATCAAGTAGATATGCCACAGCAAAGCAACATATTATAGTTAGTACGATAATCATTATCATAGTATACTCCTTATTTTTTAGATGCTAGTTGTTGATTCAACTAACACAATTACACACGATCTTATTAATCGCTGAATTGCCTTGTCAAGAGGAGGGCGAAAGCCTCAAATAGCGATCGGCTATGCCGATCAAGACCAGTCAAAAGCGTTCGGCTATGCCGAACAAGATACTTAATGCCTGGAAGAAAACATGTGGGAATCAGATGCAAAGCATCTGACGCTGGATCTTGACTAGTCAATTCCGATTCATATGATCTGGGTAAGCCGTGTTAGGTTCTCGAGTGGAACATTATTGCCAGACTAACAATAGCATTACATCACTCCCTTCATGAACTTACATGAAGTCATGTAATGCAGAAGAGAATACTAAATGTATTGACGCTCCTGAAATGCAGAGAAAGCGTTCAAATGCACAGACGAACTGAGACATTAAGAATCAATTTCCCCAACGCATTCAAAGCGTCAATTCAAAAGCGTGGGGTTTTAGAATGCCCCCACGCATCACGCTGCTACAGCAGCGCATAGATGACATAAAGGGGGGTTTAAACGAACACTAATCAAATGAGGGGGAGGACTATGCCTAGAGTTGGACACGTCATATTCGGGGAAGATAACTTCGGTAGAGGACAGGCAGAGGAATATTCTAGGCTGAGCGGAATCAAGGTTGACCCGAGTCCAGAAATAGATATAGTCGTAAAGACTAAGGATAGAAAAACAATTAAGGATTTAACTGATTTAATTAAATGGTATGGCGGATAAGGAAGTAGAGATTAAATTATCGCAAGTAAGTGTGGCACTTCTGATGGAGGTGCAGATGGAAGAGCGTATGATCAAGGATCTCAATAAATACCTCGATGCACGCCATAATAAGCCCGAGGGCGAAGATTTTTCAAGTCAGCTGGTCGGACAGATATCACACGGTGAACAGCTTAAAATAGACACAAAAGACCCATTAATAGTACCGTTTGTAAAGTATGTGGCACAATTAGCGACTACTTATGTACAACACTTTGGTAGACACGTTGGTATTGCTGATATGAAGCGGATACCACATGTACACAGCTTATGGTCGGTACATTCCTATGAAAGGGACTATAACCCCTTGCATGACCATGGTGTAGATACCCAGATGGGGGTTTCATTTACCACCTGGACCAAAATACCACCGCAAATAGCCAATAATAACAAATGGAGTCCACTAGATCTATATAACTCTGGTGGTGCTTATGATGGATTCTTACAGTTTCATTTTGGACAAACAAGTATACGGGGTTTAGAAGAGCTAAGACCTGCACTTACCAAAACAATTAAACCTGAAGTTGGCAAAATATTATTTTTCCCTTCATGGTGTCAACATTGTGTTTATCCATTTGAAGGTGAGGGTGAAAGAAGGACAATAGCAGGCAATTTAAACATGTTTCCTGAATCTGTACTCAATGACCCTCAAAACAAAGCAATCGTGCTGTAAAGTACCTTAAAACGCATTTAAACACTATATAAGGAGAAAGATATGCCATACGGTAAAGGAACTTATGGATCTACTAAAGGTAGACCACCTAAAAAGAAGAAAAAAGGTAAGAAGAAGTAATGCAAAAGAGCGTAAAAGCACCTGCTGGTTTCCATTGGATGAAATCAGGTAAAGGATTTAAGCTTATGAAACACAAAGGGAAGTTTCAAAAGCATAAAGGCGCTAGTTTAAGTGCTAAATTCCCAGTACAAATGAAACATAAACAAGGATAATATATGAAAGATAAGATTATGCAGAAATGGAATGCACTTTCCATTACTAAAAAGAACGCAATAGTAGCTATTGGAGTTATTATTGTACTTGCAATTATATTTTAACTCATGGCTAAGAGCAAAGTTAACCAATCTGGTAATTATACTAAGCCTGCAATGCGAAAACGCATGTTCCAACGCATAAAAGCTGGAACTAAAGGCGGAAAAGCTGGTCAATGGTCTGCTCGTAAAGCCCAAATGCTAGCAAAATCGTATAAAGCTGCTGGTGGTGGCTATAAGTGAGCCTAAAAAAGCCCCAAAAGAGCTTAAAGAACTGGGGTAAGCAGAAATGGCGTACCAAATCTGGTAAACCTTCTGCTAAAACAGGTGAAAGATACCTACCTGAGAAAGCAATTAAGGCTTTATCTGCCAAAGAGTACGCTGCTACTACAAGAGCAAAGCGTAAAGGCACTAAAAAAGGTAAACAACACGTTAAACAACCAAAAAAGATAGCTCGTAAGACACGAGCTTATAGATAGGAGAACAAACATAATGGCATTACCAATTGTAGGAATAACAGCTAAAGTACTTGGCAGAAAAGCTGCTAGAAAAGTATTAAAAGGTAAAAAAAAAGCAGGAGCCAAATTATCTAGAGTAAAAGGTACAAAAACTTATGCTGCAACTAAAGCAAAAGAATCAGGTATAAGAGGTGCTATAGGTCTAAAAGGCAAAGGCAGATTAAATACCATTCGTAGACAAGTGCAAGGACCAGCAGGATATATTGCTCTTGGTGCTGCTGCATTCTCTGGAGATGATGAGTAAATCAGATAAAGAAGTCATTGCTGACCTAATAAAGTCACTTAATCAGACTAAAGAATCTGCTCCTATCAGATATAAAAAAGAACTTGACGTAGAGTTTACGCCACAACCTGACGTAAAGATCGTAGTCAACAATACAAAAAAAGGACTATTATGATTGGCAAAAAATATATAGCAAAAATACCTAAAGGACTTGAGTCTCTTTACAAAAAAGTAGGTAAAAAGAAAAAATCTATGACTAAAACAGTCAATAAGTTTAAAAAACCTATTAAGGCTAAAACTAAAAAAGTAAAGAAAGCAATTAAAAAAAATCCTAGAATATCTACAGCTATTGCTGCAGGTGCTACAGGCGCAGTTGCTGGATCTGCTTACAGTAAAAGGAAAAATAAAAATGGCTAAAAGTTTAGTAACACTAGCAGAAGAAATATCTTCACTATCACCTAATGAGTTAGAAACTCTTGGTAAGATAGTAATGGCAAAACAACAGATGGTTCAGCCAAGACCACAAGGACAAGTATCAAATGTACCTGGACCTATGGGAGCTGCACCTATGCCACCACAAATGAATCAAACACCTCAAAGACGTACGGCTCCGCCAACAACTAGAGATGCAATGATGCCTGGTCTATTAAATAGATAATGGTTCGCATAAGTAGGTTTGCTTCAAAGTATTTAACTACTGCAAAAAAGAAACCTAAGAAATTAAAAGATACACTAAACGAAGATCAGTTAGCTGCTTTTATTACTGGTAAACCAAATAAAAAGTTTGCTAAAGGATTTAAAAAACAAACTGGTACATTTAAAAAAGAAGTTTATGAATTTGATAAAGTTCAAAAACCTGAACCTGTAAGAAGTAAACCAACTGGTTATATGCAAGCTGATTTAGGTAAAATGAAACAACGTAAAGCTGTTAATAGATCTGAAAGATTACAAATGGCTAGATATAAAAATGCCAAAAGGAGGGCAAAATGATAGCAAAAACTGCAAGCAAATTATTTAAAAAGAAAAAGAAAAAAAAGTCTAAAAAGAAAGCACCTAAAAAGAAAACTGTATTAGGTGGAGCGCAAACATTAGCAGGTAAAGCATTAATTAATCCTGTTACATTAGGTGGAGGTGCTGCTTATGGTATTGGTAGAGCTAGTGGTAGATCTTCTGAAAGAGCTAAAACTATTAGACTTAATGAAGCATTAAGACGTAGAGGCGTAAGAGTATAATGGCACATGGCGGTAAAAGACCAGGAGCAGGTAGACCTAAAGGAGTTATAGATGGAACAAAAGGGCAACGTCTAGAAGCTGCTATAAAGTCTGCAAGTAGAACACCGTTGGAATATATGTTGAATGTTTTAAACAATCCTGGTACTTCTCCTGAACGAAAGATGTGGGCTGCAGAAAAAGCTGCACCTTTCGTACATGCTAGATTAGCAAGTAAGGAACACAAAATAACTGGTGATAGCAAAAAACCAATTAGTATAAATTTATGTCACGCTCCAGAAAAGGAATAGATAAAAAAGAAATAACAATACCATTTAAACCTAGAAAGTATCAATGGGAAGTATTTCAAAAACTAAAAAGATTTAATGTTATCGTTTGTCATCGGAGGTTTGGAAAGACCTGTCTGGCAATCTGGAAACTAGTTGCTACTGCAGTAGAAAAAGATAATGCAAGATTAGCTTATATAGCACCTACATATAGACAAGGTAAGGCTGTTGCTTTTGATTATCTTAAAGAATACACAGAACCACTTATGCAGCTTGGTGGTAATAGAAACGAAACAGAATTAAAAATAGATTTATATAACGGATCAAGAATACAGATATTTGGTGCTGACAATCCAGATGCACTCCGTGGATTAGGATTTGATGGTGTAGTCATGGATGAGTTTGCTCTCATGTCTCCTCGTACTTGGACTGAAATTATTAGACCTGCTGTATCTGACAAACTTGGATTTGTTATCTTCATTGGAACACCTATGGGGCATAATCAGTTCTGGGAAGTCTATGATTTTGCAAAACGTACTGATAGTAAAGATTGGTACGGATGTATGTACAGATCATCTGATACTAATGTTATACCTGATTGGGAGTTGGAAGATGCTAAACGCACTATGCCAGACTCACAATTTGAACAAGAGTATGAATGCTCATTCAATGCTGCTGTCCAGGGCAGTTATTATGGAGCATTAATGGAACAAGCAGAAAAACAAAAACGTATAGGTGATATACCATACGATCCTACAGTTGATGTAGAAACATGGTGGGATTTAGGTATAGGAGACTCTACTGCAATTTGGTTTGCACAAAGAGTTAATAATGAAGTTAGATTAATTGATTACTATGAAACTAATGGTGAATCATTAGCGTATTATGTAAGTAAGCTAAATGAAAAACCATATAACTATGGCGCTCATATAGCACCACACGATATTGTAACTAGGGAACTAGGAACAGGTAAATCTAGATTAGAAGTAGCTGCAGAGTTAGGATTAAACTTTGAAGTAGCTCCTAAACTAGAAGTAGAACACGGAATAGAATCCGTAAGAAACACATTACCTAATTGTTGGTTTGATAGAATAAGATGCAAACAAGGTATCGAAGCTCTCAAGCAATACAAAAAGGTATTTGATGATAAGAACCAAGTCTTTAAAAATAAACCACATCATAACTGGGCGTCACACGGATCAGATGCATTTAGATATGGATGTGTTGGCGAAGCGCCTGAAAGATCAGATTGGGCTAAAGATATTAACGTAGATACAAGGTATATAATATGATCAGTAAAGCATCAAAAAAAGCTTTTAATTATTTAAAAAACACAGGTAGAAAATCTAAAATTGTTAAAAAAAAATTAGGTAGAAAATATAGTAAAGCAGATCCTATGACAAAAGCAATGATAGTAGGTTCAGCAATTGGAATACCTGTAAAAGCTGGATTTCTTTATGGTGCTTATAAATTAGGCACAAAAGATAATAAAAAGAAATAATAAAGGTATATAATATGATTAGTAAATATGTAAATGCAGCTAGAGGTGCATTCCATGGTGTAAAAACCACATTAAAAAGAGATATAAAAGAAGCTAAATCAGCAAGTCAATTAATAGGCAAAAAACAAACTGCAAAATTAATGGCAAAAAGATATGGTAGAAGAGCAAAGCCAACAAT